TGATGTAGGTTTCAGGGGAGACGGTTGGGCTTCAATCTTTGGTCCTCAAACGTTGGCCGCCTCCCCGCTTTTCTTGGGGTTTGGGAGATGAGCATTATCTTTAATCCAACCGATGCTTTCCTGGTTACCAGCCCCGGCCCGATGAATGTGCGGTTAAGGGTGATGATGGAAGACAGGGAATTTTCACAGGGCATCACTTCCTTTTTTGAGCCAGTAAACACCCCTACTCCTACCCCTAAAGACGCGGGAACGGGCCACCACGGGCAGCAGGGAGTGAACGGTGGGGCGGTGAAAAGGTAAAAAATGGCATATTTCAAATCTGAAAAGCATTTTGCCAGCTATATTAGAAAAATGGCCCAGATGGTTGGGTTAGATATTCCTTATATGTCGATGGAATATAAGCAGATCGCCTTGGCTTTTTATTATAATGAAATTTTAAAATCTGATGATGTTTTAAAGGTTAATGTTTTGGAAGGAATTTCATGGAGAATTAGAAAGCTCCAAGCTGATAATAATCCTACTGAACTGGAAAAGGAAATTGGTAGAATTGTCCAGGTCTATGATGAACTTAATGCGGTTGTGAAGAATGGCGTTTCTATTTCGATGTGTCCAGTAGTTCTTGAAGAAATGGGGCAGACTGGCAAACCTTCAGTCTTTATCGCTAAAGGCAATTTTCTTGAGGAAGCCTTTAAGGAATTGGAAACAGTTGCAGGAATGCCGGGAATATATTTCCTCTACGATCAAAATAAGAAATTGGTATATATTGGGAGAAGTACTAACCTAAAAGAAAGAATACCTTCTTCCGCTTCTGAGAGAAATGCTATATATTTCAAATATATGGTAACTAATAACATAGCCGATGCGTTTGTTTTGGAACCATATTATATTACTGTTCTTAAGCCACCCCTTAATGGTGAATTTTCTACCATTGAGTCCCCGACTGTTAAAATTGATGTGGAAATTATTGAGCCGTCTATGGATTTGCGGCAAATATATAAATTAAGTAATGTTCAAGAGGATTTTGATTTACGGATTTAAAAAACTCCAGGGCGGAAGCTGGCCCGGCCCGCCTATCGCCCCACCTTGTTGGGGGTAAAGGAATAAAACCGAGATAACTTTTTAGAAGGATGCCCAGAAAGCGAAAGCCAAGGGTCGCGGGAACTGCGAAAAAGCTCAAAGGGTCTCGGACAAAATTTCCTGGAGTTATAAACAAGGTTTTGTGACGGGCTACAGGACTGCCCGGACAAAGGGCTTAGCGGATAGGAAAACAGCAAAACCCTAACTGAGAATGAATCGCAATAAGCAAGCACAGGAAAGCACATGACTGACAGACACTCATTCCAAATTCTCGCTGAAACCAAAACACTTGAAGCCCGCTCTACCCATAGGTTTACTTTTAACTGCGGTTGCGCCCAATGCTCCTCTCTCTCCGATGAAGACCATTGGCGCTTAAATGGCAGTAAATACTGGTGGGTAGGTGTCTCGACAACCCCTAACGCTGAGAAGGGGGTGTGATTGTGGCTAACATAGGCCCAAAAGTAGACACCATTAAAAAGCAACAGGTGTTTCTTGAGGTCTATGCACAAGAGGGGATTATTTATAAGGCTTGTAGTGCTGCTGGTATTCATCGGCAGACTTATTATAAATGGAAGGATACAGATCCTAAGTTTAGTGCAGACTTAGAATTAGCAGATCAGCATTTCAATGAAACACTTGAAGCAGAGATGGATAGAAGGGGAAAGTTAGGCATTGACAAGCCTATTTATTACAAGGGCGAGCGTGTTGACACTATCAAGGAATATTCTGACGTATTGCTTATTGTGAGAGCTAAGGCGAAGATGCCGGACAAGTATAAGGACAGGACAGCCACAGAATTTAGCGGGAAGGTACAAGTCGAACCGATACAACTACAGGTAGAGTTTATTAATGTCAAGCAAGGAACCGAGGAAGGTTAAAGTTGCCTTACCTGATAAGTTACAATTCCTTTTTCGTCCATCCAGGTATAAGGTTGCATACGGTGGGAGGGGAGGAACTAAATCATGGGGATTTGCAAGGGCGTTGGTGGCGTATACTGCAAGTGGTAAAGAACGTATCTTATGCGCCAGGGAATTTCAAAACAGTATCCAAGAATCAGTCCATAAACTGTTGTGTGACCAGATAGAGATGATGGGATTGTCTGACAGGTTTTCTATTACACAGCGGGCGATAACGTCGATTACCGGCTCTGAATTTATTTTTGCTGGCATTAAGACAGACCCGGGCAAGATTAAGTCAACTGAAGGCATTACTAAATGTTGGGTAGAGGAGGCGGAAAAGGTTAGTGAGGATAGTTGGGAAAAGCTGATACCCACGATTAGGGCTCCTGGCAGTGAGATATGGGTATCGTTTAACCCTGACCTTAATACTGATCCGACTTATAAGAGGTTTGTGGTTAATCCTCCCCCTAACGCAGTGGTGGTTAAGATTGGGTATGAAGATAACCCATGGTTCCCAGAGGAGTTGAAGGCCGAACGTGACTACTTGGCTTCGGTTGATCCAGAAGCCTATGCCCATGTCTGGGGAGGTGCTTGCCGGGAGCACGCGGCGGCACAGATACTCAGGGGCAAGTATTCGATTCGGGCGTTTGAGCCTGGTCTAGGGTGGCATGGTCCGTATCAAGGGGCAGATTGGGGTTTTAGTGCTGATCCATCAACCCTTGTCCGTTGCTGGGTATTTGAGAGAACGCTTTATATCGAATATGAATGGTACGGCATAGGGGTAGAGATAGACCACCTCCCAGCGGCGTTTGACAGCGTTCCAGGGGCAAGAGAGCATATTATCAGGGGCGACAGTGCCAGGCCGGAAACTATATCTTATCTGAAGCGGGCAGGGTATAGCCGAATTAGCAGCGTGAAGAAATGGAAGGGCAGCGTGGAGGATGGTATTGCCCACCTCCGGGCTTATGAGCAGATTGTGATTCACCCCCGATGCGTTCATACCATCGAGGAAGCCCGGCTCTGGGCGTACAAGATTGATCGGCTGACAGGAGATGTTATGCCGGAAGTGGTAAGCAAGCATGATCACTGTTGGGATGCTATCAGGTATGCTCTTGAGCCTGTAATTAAGTCGCGTAGTTTTTTCTCAGGCTGCAACCTGGGGTAAGGGAAATAAAATGACTTGGAAAGAATTTAAGGAGGAAGTTGAGAAAGCTGGCGTTATGGACGATATGCGCATAGATTTTATTGATGTCCATGGAGATGAGATTGAAGTAAAGATAAAGGATGATACTTTTTCGGTCAGTTAGGGAGGGAGATGGAAATGAGTGGAGGTAGGGGATCCAAACCAATAGGAAAACGGGAATTTCCAGATGATCCACCAGTACATCCTACTGATTCGGCAGAAGTAAGGGAATGTCCAGTGTTCCAGAGAATCATGGAGATGGTGAAACTTCGGAGGATATGCAAGGCAACCACGATGCTTTTATTTCTTGCCCTGCTATCAACCCCAGCGCAAGCCATGCGCCCCACCACGACCATGTGGTTTACGGATGATGGAGACGTGGTGCTTCAGTTCACGGACACCCTGGGTAATTCTATGGTGTTTGGGCCTGGCGATGAAGTTGCTTTGGGTTTCACTACTCCGCAACCCGGGCCGCAGTTCCAGAGCCAGAATGAATGGGGCGTGGTGGTGAGTAGGCCGCCGTCTTGGTACACCACAGGGCCTACGGGCTCCCCAGTACCGCAGGGGAGAAGGTAAGCCAATGCCTGAAGAAATGCCTCCGGTTAACCAGGACATGCTTACCAGAGTGCAGGAGATTGACGCAAGCCCCTACTGGCTTATTAGCCAGATATTGCTTTTGAAGGACAGGGTGACAGAGTTAGAGGCAAGGGTGGCAGTGTTGGAGACACTGGCATGAAAAACCCTGGTCTGGGGTTATGATAAATGACCTGACTCGGGCTCGGTTTCCCTGAGAGAACTCAGGGACAGTGAGCCTGCTTTCGCCAGTATGCAGGCAGGGGAGACTGGCATTTGTTGATATGGAAAAGATAATCATCAACTCATACGGCGAATCTTTTACCAAGTTCAAGTCAGAAGGTGGCTTGTGGTATGGCAGAGTTATGGGTGGTATTGCCTGGCCTTGGGAAGATAAGCCCGGGTATGCGGTGATCCTGGCAGAAGAGTATAGTCCTGATCGGCACCGGGACTGGCGGATGATCGACATGATCTGGGAAGCAGAGGATGATAGCTTGCCGGACCTTCTGAGAAAATGCCGGGATGCAGGAAAGACTAACCATGTGGCTTACTGGTGGGGAGATACTACACGGGCAAGTATGATGGACATGTTTAATCACCTGAATCGAGATTGGAAGAAGGAGAGAATCTTTCTCAGTCCTGCCAGGCAGATTGAATCAAAGGATTGTGGGCGATACTACCTGGAGACGGCTAAGGATGCGCTGAAGGCTGAGAAGACGACGTTGATGATCTTGCCGGGTAGTATCTTGGGTGGGGAACTAAAAGACATGGGTTTTGAGACCGTGGAGAAAGATATCAGGCAGAACCCGCCGTTAGCGGCCCTTGGGTATGTTCTAACCTATTTGAAATCGACACCGATACCAACACCTTACAGGCGAAAGCAAAAGGGAAAGACGACGTGGATGAGCGCTTAAGGGAATATTATAAAGCAATCAACCGATGCTTGTTACATGGCAATATAACACAAGAAATAATGAAAGTAGCGGCAGAAATGGGTTTTCTGCAAATCCCTGCAACTAATTCAGATGGAAGTAAGATATTAAATATGGGGGAAACGGAAAAGAGTTATTAAAGAAAACAAGAAGAAATTAATATTCATTTTCAGCGAAAGGATAATCAATGGAACCTGAAATCAATAGAGAAAAGTATCCTAACGGTTTCACCATAGATGAGGCTATACGAAGACTGGATGAAATTAGTAAATTAATGGATGATCCCCAATATCAAAGTCAGTGGATAATGGGTGAATTGTTATATAGGGCTGGTTTAATTACAAAAAACTGTTTTAGTAGCCATGAAGAGCCTATTCCTAAATTAGTCTCGCGGTGTACAACTTTGGGAACAATAGCCATTATTGCCGATCAAGAATACAGGATTGCAAGACTGGAGAATTGCTAATGGAACCTGAAAAGAAAACCCGTAAGCCTAGGGCGACGTATAAGGCCCCCAAGAAGGCAAAGGAGAAGAAGGCTACAGTTGCCTTAGTTCCTGAGACAAAACCTCCTGTAATGGAGCCCATGGCCTCACAGTGGATATCGCCAGAGGATGCTTTACCTAATGACCTCCAGCAAGTCCTAATCTACCTAAAAGCGAAGTATGTCCGGCCTGCTATTGGTCGGGATTGGATGGGATGGACGGTGGCAGATGTGGTGTTTCAGGATATGAAAGAAGTGTGGGACAAGATGCCAGCGGAACAACGAAGCCAGTATTTGGTGGAGAAGAATTTCTATCGTTTGACAGGCCGTTATGTCTGGCATGGACAGGGGAATAACAAGTTTAGCCATGATGATGTGACTCACTGGATGGCGTTGCCGGAAGGACCAGATGTGTAGTGAACCCTGGTTAGACAAGATAGGGTACGTCCTTCAGACATGGTTAAGTAGACTACCTAACCGCTTGCAAGTATATGGCGGGGAGTGCTAATGGCACCTAAAATAGAACAAGACGAAAAAACAACATTGCTCCAGAAATTCAAAGACTGGCACAAATCCGCTGACGATCATCAACGGGAATGGCGGGAAGAAGCTGAGACTTGCTATGACTTCGTGGCAGGCAGGCAGTGGACACAGGAAGATTTAGATAAACTTGAAGATGAAGACAGGCCCGACGTTACCTTTAACCGAATTGCGCCGGTTTTAGATAGTGTAGCTGGCACAGAAGTTAACAATCGGCAGGAAGTAAGATACATAGCCCGGAAAGAAGGCACAGTCCAGGCTAACGAAATATTGGGCGGGGCGGCTAAATGGGTGCGGGACGAATGTGATGCAGAGGATGAGGAATCCCACGCCTTCCAGGACGCTTGTATTTGTGGTTTGGGAGCGACCGAAACACGGTTGGAGACAGATGAAGACCCGGAAGGGGAGATATTAATCATCCGTACTGATCCCCTGGAGTTCATGTGGGACCCGCGGGCTAATAAAAAGAATTTGGTTAACGCTCAATGGGTTATGCGGTTTAAGGATGTGCAGCGGCAAGATGCTGAGACCATGTTTCCGGATGCTGATTCAGGTGACTTACATGCTGCCTGGGCAATGGAGCCGATAGGAGATCAGCCCGAGGATACGACTTCATCTCCATTTTATGAAGACGGCCAGTCAAGTAGCCATGTTGATTTAAAGAACAAGGTGCGACTGGTAGAAGTGCAGTGGTGGGAACATGAAGTCTACCATTTTGTCATGGACCCATTCACCGGCCAGAAACTTAGCCTTGATGATAAACAACTGAAAGAGTTAAATAAAAAGGTTAAGCTAATTAATAAGGGATTGCAGCAGCAGACAGCAGATGCAGCCCTTCCTTCTCCCCCGGAACTCCTAAAAGTTGACTCAGTCAAGATGCGGCGCAAAAAGTATCGCCGGGCGTTTGTAGGGGCTGAAGTCCTTCAGGTTGATGATAACCCCTGTCCTTATTCCTTTACCTACAAGTTTGTGACCGGGAAGTTGGACCGCAACAAGAACCTCTGGTATGGCATTGTTAAAGCCATGCTCGATCCGCAACGGTGGGCAAACAAATGGCTTAGTCAAACCATGTATATTATGAACAGCAATGCTAAAGGAGGGTTGCTAGCTGAGACAGATGCGTTTGCTAATCCGAAGAAGGCAGAAGAAGAGTGGACTAACCCGGATGCGATTACCTGGATGAACCCAGGAGGGCTGAATAAGATTAAGGAGAAAGCATTATTCCAGTTTCCCCAAGGCTTCTTTCAGTTAATGCAGTTTGCTATAAGTAGTATTCCTGACACAACAGGTATTAATCTTAATTATATTGGCTTGACAAAGGGAGACGAAGCGGCTGTTCTTGATAGACAAAGAAAACAGACTGCCCTTACTATTCTTTCAACTATGTTCGATAATCTCAGGAGATATAGAAAAGAACAAGGGCGATTGCTGGAATATTACATAACTCATTTTATCTCCGATGGTAGATTAATTAGGGTAACGGCTGATGAACTGGAACAATATATTCCATTGATGAGGCAACCGGGGATTGAAAAGCATGATATTATCGTGGACGACAATCCCACCAGCCCAAGTCAAAAAGATAAGACCTGGAGTATTTTATTGCAGTTAATGCCTTTCTTGCAAAACCTGCCGTTACCTCCAGAAGCATGGTTGGAAGTGGTAAAACAATCTCCTCTACCTAATAGTTTTGTGCAGACTATTAAGAAAGCTACTGAGACACCGCCGCCTCCTCATAAGCCTTCGCCCTTGGAAGAAGCTGAAGTGGCAAAGTTGATGAGTGAAGCTAAGAAGAATACCGCAGTGGCAGAGAAAGAATCAAGGGCTACTGAATGGCAAGAGACGATTAATATTACTCAATTATTCCCGCTTCTAAGCCAGGCAGAGCAAGCCCAGGTATTGCGGATGTTGGGGATAACACCGACACCTCTGGCGCAGATGACGCCGTTGGAGGAACCGCAAATACAACGAACTATGATTCAGCAAGGAGATTTTAATGCCTCTAACCAAGAAGGGTGAAAAGATTAAGGAGGCAATGAAGAAAGAGTATGGTCCTAAAAAGGGCGAACAAGTGTTCTATGCAAGCCAAAATAGAGGCACCATCAAAGGTACTCATAGGGCCAAGAAGAAAAAGAAGTAAGTTAGCCCTAACTTAAAAAGGAAATCATATGCCTGAAAAAATTGACGTGATTGTTGGCGACGTTACAGCCGACATTTCGGTAGAGGAAGAATACAACTCTGCCGTGAAGGAAGAAGGGACTGGAGAGGAAGAGGTTGGGGGTAGCCCTCCTGAATCTGGAGAAGTGACTGCCCCTGTAGAGGAAACTCCTACACCTCAAGGGGATACCTTAGAAACAAAGTATGAAAAAAGCAAAAAGGCATTGAAGGAAGAAAGGGAATTAAACCGGCAAAAAAGGGAAGAACTTTTAACCTCACATGCTACTGAATTGGCCAGAGCGAATGAACGTCTGCGGATGATTCAAGAATCTTTGCAAATTCAGGCACAACAACAGGCCCAAGCGCAGACTTCACCTGAAGAAATACCCAACGCTGAAGATGACCCGATTGGGTACATGAACTGGAAATTGGGGAAGCAAGAAAAAGAGCTGGCAGAACTTAAAGGACAGACCCAACAGACTACCCATCAAGCGCAAGTGCAACAGCAATTCGGTCAATTTGTTGGAGCATATAAAGCCCAGGTCCAAGAATTTGCTCAAGAACACCCTGATTTTGGTACAGCTTATGATTTTGCTATTACTGCCCGGAAAAAGGAACTGAATATCTTGGGTTTTAAAGATGCGGCTATTCAGAATCAGATCATCAACAATGAAGAAATTGGCATTGTGGAACAGGCTTTTAGGCAGGGCATAAATCCAGGCCAGATTATTTACGAGTGGGCCAAAGAAAGAGGTTACACCGGCCCAGCGCCAGCCCAGGAAACACCGCCTGCAACTCCTACACCGGCTCCTGTTGCCAACTTGGAAGACGCCCGGGCTAAACAGGCAGCTTCGCAATCTCTTGGTTCTCTGGGGTCTGGTGCCCCGGCTGGCACACTTACTCTTCAAACTCTGATAGAGATGGACGAGAAAACTATTAATGAAATTACAGAAAAAGGTGGATGGGGTGAGTATTTAAAATATTAGCATAGCATCCCGCCTTTCGGTAAGGCTGTCCGTAATCAGCCGTGAGTTTTGAGAGAAGTAAGTTCGTACCGCCTCGCGTTAGTAGGCGATTCGCTCAGGGTTCCCAGCGTAAAGGGAAACCAAGTTGTGTGAATCACCTGAATTAACTAAAGCGAGGTAAATACTCATGGCTGTTACTGCTGTCGGCGTAAATGACGCCTTGGCCGTCAAGCTATATGCTAAAAGACTCG